GCCATGTGGGCGCTGAAGGAGGGTCTGATTTCTTCGGTCTTTCCTAGCTTCACCGCTGTGGCGACTAAAACCGCCAATAAGTCGCGCAAGCTGACGCTCAAGCTCCGCGTCCCATCGTCCTACACGGACGCTGTGACAGGCCTCACGGCCGTGGGCTCTGCAGCAGAGGCAAACGTGACTATGTCGATTCCCGACGACTTCCCAGAGTCCCGCAAGGACGATGTGACGGCTTTCCTGATCAATATCATGAAAGACGCACTCGTCCGCGAGATGCTTCACGATGCTTACCCAGCAACGTGACTCTTCGGGATAGCTAAGTCGGATCTACAACAGCAGGAGTTCGTATGGACCAAGTTCAGACACTATTGCGGAAGGTATTCCGCGGTATCGGGTCATCGCGGGCGCGGAGGTATGAGACCCTCCTAGCTCGTGGTGAGTGGGCCTTGCTACAACAGCAACGCTTACCACCCGCAAGTACGTATCAGAACGCCTTTGTATACCGCAAGGATGCAATGGTGACGGACATTGTCAGGAAGCTCGCGCTTCCGGGCAATGACGCTACTTGCACTCAGGCAGCAATCGCTAAGTTCTGGGCCGCGGAGGCTCAGTGCAAAGCAACCAACGATCGACTGGCCCCTTACGAAAACGGCGCCTTGTTAGCGCACGAGACCCCAGTGATGGAGTTTATCGTGCGTTGGCGTCGTGAACTCGCAAGAGCCATAGGTCGTTTGCCGGAGATGGTGGACCCGCGCTTCTCGCGCGGTAGCACGTTATCCGATCCAGACGTCAGAGTAACAATTCCTGACAAGCTTTCGTCTAAGCCGACCATGTACGCTCACGGAGAGGGGGAGGCTAGGTTGAACCTAGCCGGTACCCCTTTCACCCACAAGCCGTGGGAGTTAGTTCGTGCCAACCGCTTCTTCACGGTCCCCAAAGATGCTTCCGAGCATCGAGGGTGCTGCGTCGAGGCGAGCGTGGCTGTGTTACAGCAGCTCGCTTATGGCAAACAGATCGAACGAAACTACGAGCGTCATTACCGGGTCAACTTGCGTAGAACCCCAGAGTATCATCGGTGGCTAGCAGCCATCGCTTCATGCACTGGGACTTTCGCAACGATTGATCTCAGCAGCGCCAGTGACACCATAGCAACGCGCCTCGTGCGCCTCTTGCTACCGGCTAACTGGTATGCTGCCCTGGACTCATGCAGAGCCCGCCACAC